GCTGACATATCAAGACTTGCAAAGGATGAATGCTTTTGTGGGTTAGCTGATGAACCAGTGATGGCAACGGAGGATATATAATGCACATCAATGAGACAACTAAACAAATGATACGAGAGATAGTGGTAGAATTATTCAAAGAGGTAGCATCCAAGCAAACCTTTGGAGTCAGTGATGAAGTACTAATGTTAGATGAACATTTAAACGATTGGACTGGCAGAAAGATAGATAAGTATGCAGTAAAAGTATATGGTGCGACACTAGAGGAGAGATACTAATGCAACCAAAAGAATTACATGCTCATGCTCGAATAAAATATAAACCTACACGAATACAAAAACAGTTGGAGTGTAGATTATTCGGCAAGACATTTCGTAGCGTAGCTGAGGCCGCTAGATACTATGAACTATCCGCTTCAACAGCCTACGAATACCACCACGAAAGACTACACAGAGAAACATTCCCTAACAGAAAGAGATGGAACAAATGGAAATAATTATTGATGCACCAAACAAAGAACTAGCAAAGGCTTTAGCTGATAGACTATCTAAGGATACGGGCGTAGCCAGAGACAAATTCAAGGAGACTACAGATGAAGTGGTTGATACTAGTAGCACTGACACACGGTAACCCTTTTACTATAGATCATAAACTGTTTGACACAGAGGATGCTTGTGTGCTATGGGTTAACAACTACTCCAACGCAGAGGAGATAGCAATAGAAGTAATTGCTGAAGTTGGATTCAACAACCCAGTGACAGGCGTGTACTGTATCACTGACCAAGAGAGGAAGAGACGTGAAACTATACAAAAACTCTGAAGGTGTATGGGCAGGTACACAAGCTGACGCACGTAAGATGTGCGGCAAGACTTACAGTACTGTCGATGTACCAACTGACAAGCCTAACCTATTGAAGTTCCTTAACCTCAATCAGGTTGGCTCCTATACTAGTAACGATAAGCAAGGTACTATTACAGGAGAGATTGATACCTCAAACAAGAGTGCAATGTCATGGATACGATGGAGCCACGACTGTATGTGTAGAGGACAATATGAGGATGCAAAAGAAATGCTAAGAAAAGGATTGGAGTTAGCAAGTGATAGAACTACTACTAGCGATGGTTGAGGACACCAACCAGATACACAAGTATTGCATGTCCAAGCATGAACACTGGACGGGCAGAGCAGCATGTGTCCAAGAGCTACAGCATGTCCAACGTAAGATGGAAGTGGAAGAGCTACGACAGTTCTTGAAAGAGAACCCACACTACAGATACCCAGGCATGGCATTGCCTAACGGTAGGATAAAACCGCTTGACGTTTGTTGGGCATCGAGTAAAACTTATGGTACGAAAGGAGTATGCTAATGAGTTACGAAGTATGGTTTGATAACGGTAAAGGTTTTTGGGTGGGGTATCACTCATTCAAACAAAAACTAAAAGCGCAGATGTGGATGGAACAATTCCAGAAAGCACATCAAAGTCTCAACGTAGAACTAAGGAGGAGAGAACATGGTAGTTGTAGCTAAGGTATTACCTATACACCAACTCATCAAACAAACACAACGTAGGAAAGATGACTACGAATGGGAAGGTGACTTTGAAAAAGCAATGCTCGAAGGTGAGTACTTGAAAGAATTAAAAGATGATGAAGCAAGGGGGGTAACATGGTATCCGAACTTCTAATGCACTCACTACCAATAGCAACAGTCGTTGTGTACTTTGCATTCTTTATATACAGGTGGATTGTACATGCAAGAGGAGACTGAGGATGGCGAGAATCCTAACACGCCTTTCGATGATGTCACGCACTGGGTTGGTAACATACCTACTAAGAGTGATGACAGCAACGAGCGTACTACTAAACGTATTACTAGGAGGAAAACTAAATCAAACTTTCTCCGCAAGAAACTGGGACTGGAAGAGAAGTAACAAACCTAACATGGTGCGACTATTAGACGCATTGCTAGGCGAAGGACATTGTAGTAGATCATGGTCCTATTGGAAGGTAAGGAGAAAATGGTAACAAAGAATATCCCCAAGCAGTCAGCCACACTGACACAGATAGTAGACTTTTACTTACACTCAGAAACGTTTCGTAGGCTTTCGTCCTCCTCTCAAAAGGACTACGAGACACACCTGCAAGCTACTGTACTGACACAGGTAGAAGGTAAGGCTCTTGGGGGTTATCGCTGTAAGAACTTGAAGGTTCGACACATCACACAAGCATATGAGCAATGGCTTAACGTTGGTATTCGCACTGCCAACTACAGACGCAGTGTCCTTTCTGCTGCGTGGAAACATGCCATGCGACATGATGTTATGATTCACAACCCAGTCTCTTTGGTGCAAACGGTTGCAGAAAAACCAAGGAGAGTATACTGGTCACGTGAACAAGTGTCACTCTTTCTTGACACTGCTTACAGCGACTTTCGATGGCGCAGCATTGGACTCATAGTTCATATGGCATACGATTGGGGTCAACGTGTAGGAGATATACGTCTACTTACATGGGATAGTTTAGACTTAAACGAATGTCGTATTGATATGACTCAGAGCAAACGTAATGCAGAGATACACCTCCCGATCTCTCAAGGTTTGTGTTCAATGCTGCGTCAACAGAAGGAAGAGTTTGGCTTTCAAGAGTACGTAGTACCGAGAGTAAAGCCTAGAGCAGGAGCATATACACCCTATGACAAAGAGGAAATATCGTTATACATCAACACCATACTGGACGAAGCTAATCTACCTAAAGAGCTTACGGCTATGGATCTACGTAGGACAGCGGTTACAGAAATGATGGAAGGTGGGGTTGACTTGGCAGGTATCATGCAAGTAACAGGACACAAGAACACAGCATCAGTCAAGCCATACATGGTTAACACATTCAGTGGTGCAAGCAAGGCACTAGCAGCTAGAGGAGACAAGCATGGTGTACCTAAGAAAGACTAGCATCAAACAGTTTGTCAATGACCTTGGGCTAAAAGAAGGTGAGCGTCATAGAGGTGATTGCCCTGAGTGCAGAGGTAGGAATACATTCACCGCTACTAATAATCTTGGTGACATAAAGTACAACTGTTTCAAGTTAGGCTGTACAGTGGGTGGTATCTATGGTACAGACATGACAGCAGCAGAAATACACAGACGTATGGAAGAACAACAACTACAACGTGCGTACACAAACATAAAGAAGGAGAAGGACACTATGGAAATACCTGAGTATGTGGTGACACCAAAGGCATCACACACCAAGCACCAACGCTACGTAAGACGATGGGGATTGGCAATAGGCGACACCATGTATGATGTGAAGGATGAACGTGTAGTTTTTCCTATCAAGCATGATGGTAGAATCATTGATGCGGTGGGTAGAGCAGTAGGTAAGAAGCAGAACCCTAAGTGGTATCGCTACACAGGCGAGGCAGACTATTACACGATAGGTATTGGCAAGACTTTGCTGATAGTTGAGGATGTTGTGTCTGCTGTCGTGGCTGCACAGGAGTTGCCATACATCACAGCCATGGCTATCCTGGGTACTAGCATGAACCCTAAACACTTTGAGAAGATAGGAGAGTATGACAAAGTAATCATTGCCCTTGACCCTGACGCTATTGGTAAGACAGTAGAGTATCGCAGAGAGATAGAGTTGTGGACAGGGCGCAAGACAACTGCTATGAATTTGATTGACGATATAAAGTATCGTGAGTATGAAGATATGGAGAGACTAAAGGAGTTAGTAAATGAAGTTAGCAATAGTGATTGACGTGGACGGTGACATCATGTATGTACCAGAGGGTAAAGTGTTTCCAAACTTTCCAAAGCCAAAGATATTTGATACGATAGAGGATGCTCAAGTAGAATGTGATAAGTGGAACACTGGTGTCATAGTTGACATTGATGACAACAATAGGAGAGTGCCTATCATTAGGTCATTCGATGATGAAGAACGAAGAAGAGCGAAGGAACGAGAGGAGATAAACAAAGATGATGGAACTAGCACTGGTAAAGACACTACTCAGTAAAGAGTTTTATGACCAACACAAGGGCATACGATGTCCCGATAAAATATTTAGTAAAGATGTGCGTAAGATAAAGCAAGCACTTGATGCTGCTATGGAGACATACGGTGGTGATCTGTCTGTGTCTGACTTACAAGCTGTGTTCAATAGGCTTAACGCAAGCATGACCACAGCTACACGCACAGCTTATGAAGATCTATTCAAGCGTATCGACATGGCTGAACCTATCAAAGGTGAGATAGCAGAGGACACATTGTCGCAGCTATTCCAACAGCATGTCGGTGACCTTGTAGCTAACTTGGGCTTTGACTTTGTGAACGGTGCAGAGAACAGCCTCGAACCATTACGTAAACTATTAGAGGAATATAAAGATGACTTTACTCCAAATCTTCGTGTCGAGTGGGATGATCATAGTCTTGATACTGTCCTGGATGGTCTGGCTCTTGAATCGAAATGGACATTTAACATACCCAGTCTGGCTCGTAGGGTGGAAGGTATCAGTGGGGGTCATCTTGTTGTGGTTGGCGCTCGGCCTAATACTGGTAAAACTTCTTTTCACGCCTCACTTGTAGCAGCAGAGAATGGCTTTGCAGCACAGGGTGCTAAGTGTATTATCCTGTGTAACGAGGAGTCATACAAACGTGTAGCTTCACGATACATAAGTGCGTCTAGTCTCATGACTGTGAAGGAAGCATTGCAGAACAAAGCACTGGCTAACAAAAGATACTACCCAGTATCCAAGAACATACAGTTCAAGGATAGCACAGGCAAGGGCATGGACTGGGTTGAGTCAGTCGTTAAGTATGAGAAACCCGACATAGTTATACTGGACATGGGTGATAAGTTTGCCGACATAAGATCAGAGCGAACAGACATAACACTCAAGGCTGCTGCTATCCATGCACGTAACATATCCAAGCAGTATGACTGCGCTGTAATATGGATGTCTCAGCTATCAGCAGAGGCAGAGGGCAGGGCTGACTTGAACCAAGCTATGATGGAGGGCAGTAAAACAGGCAAGGCAGCAGAAGCTGACCTGATGATATTGATAGGTAAGACACAACAAGTAGAAGGAGAGGATGAAGATCCCATAAGATACTTGAACATTGCAAAGAACAAACTGAATGGCTTTCAAGGTAAGATAACCTGTCAGCTTGACGGTTCAAGATCGTTGTACTCAGCATGAGACTAGTGCTAGATGTAGAGAACACAGTCACACATCGTGACGGTAAGGTACACCTTGACCCTTTCGAGCCTAGCAATCATTTGGTACAGGTAGGTATGACAGATGCTGATGATCCTAAAGCTTCCCTTACTATCAAGACACTAGATCACAATGAAGCTACTGACTTCACAGGCTTTCAAAGACTAGACATACAGTGGACACTGGACAATACCAAGCTACTGATTATGCACAACGCACAGCACGACTTAATGTGGCTGTGGGAGTGTGGCTTCAGGTATGACGGTGACATCTATGACACCATGCTTGCTGAGTATATACTAGATCGTGGACAAAGGAATGGACTGAGCCTCCAGGCTTGTGCAGAACGTAGACAACTAAAGGTACAGAAGGATGACACACTCAAAAAGTATTTCAAAGAAGGTAAGAACACAAACGAGATACCATTGGAAGAACTCTGCTTTTATCTTGAGCATGACTTGCTTACTACTTGCGAGTTGTTCCATGCCCAAGAGCGAGACTTTTCACTTCCCGAAGCAGCTTCCCTTAGTACAATCAAAAGAGTTACCTTCAATACCTGCAAAACCCTTACCGAAATCTATATGGCAGGATTCAAAGTCGATCTTCAAGAGTTGGAACGAGTAGCAAAGGAGTATGAGAATGAGAAAGCGGAGATTGAAACAAGGCTGCAAAAGAAAGTCAGGCAACTTATGGGCGACACTCCGATCAACCTGCGTTCACCTGAACAGAAATCGCAAGTCTTATTTTCCAGAAGGGTACACGACAAGAAGGAATGGGCTGATCTCTTCGAGTTCACACAGACACAAGAAGAGTTTAAGGATGCCGTTGAAGCCAACTCGTCCCCGATCTACAGGACTACGGCATACACCTGCCCTAGTTGCGAGGGGCAAGGTAAAGTATACCGACTTAAGAAAGATGGAACAAAGTTTGCTAGACCTAATAAATGCAAAGATTGTGATGCAAAGGGATACAAACTAAAGGACACACAACAGATAGCAGGGCTGCGCTTCACTGCACCAAGTAAGAAGTGGGTCAGTGCTAATGGATTCAACACAGGGAAGGATGAACTAGATGTACTATCTTCAACTGCTAAACAAAATAGAATGGATGAAGCTATTGATTTCATTTCTGATCTTAAGCGTCATAACGCTATCAGCAGTTATCTATCTGCTTTTGTCAACGGAATACGGAGCTACACTAAGGCAAGCTCCTTCCTGCACGTTGGACTTACTCAGCATATTACAGCCACTGGACGTTTCAGTGGAAGAAATCCCAACATGCAGAACATGCCTAGAGGGGGAACATTTCCAGTAAAGAAAGTATTTGTATCAAGATTTGACAATGGATTAATAATGGAGGCCGACTTTGCACAACTCGAATTTAGGACAGCAGCGTTCTTGGCACAGGATGACACAGCGATACAAGAAATTGCAGATGGTTTCGATGTACATGCTTACACAGCAAAAGTTATTACTGATGCAGGGCAACCGACAACACGTCAAGAAGCTAAGGAACACACGTTCGCTCCTCTCTTTGGGGCAAGCGGTTACGGACGCACGAAAGCTGAAGCAACCTACTACACCCACTTCAACGATAAGTACAAAGGCATAGCCAAGTGGCACAGAAAGTTAGGTGATGAAGCACTACGCTTCTTAAAAATAACAAACGTATCAGGCAGACAGTATGCTTTTCCTGATGTGACAAGACGCCACAGTGGTGTACCAACGCACTTCACTATGATAAAGAACTATCCAGTGCAGGGCTTTGCTACTGGTGATGTAGTGCCAGTGGTACTAAATGAAATGCATGAACGTTTACGACATATGAAGTCGTGTTTAGTTAATACTGTACATGATTCTATGGTAGTAGATGTACACCCAGACGAGAAAGACTTGGTGCTATCTATGGTCTGGACTATGAACCAAGACTTAAACAAAATAATAGAGGAGACATATGGAATTGAGATGAATGTGCCTATGCTTTTAGAAGCAAAAATAGGAAAGAATTGGCTTGACACAGTCGATATATAGTGTATAACTAGGATCTCTTAGACTCTATAAAAAGGATATAGAATGAGTAATGAACTAGCAATAGCAACAGAGCGTGGTCAGTCGATGGCTGAATTAATGGGTGTGTCTATAAAGACAAGCAACTCAGAATTTCTACCATCAATATCACGTTTAGGAATGTTGCATCAACCTATCATGGGTGAAGTAGAACTCAATGGTAAGATGATAAAGACAGAGGTAGTACCAGTGGGTGCATTTACCTTGAAGACAGGTGATGATATTGTCTACAGCAATGGCGTGACAGTTCGTATCTTTGCCCAACGTAATCAGTGGCAGAGATGGAACAGCGACACTGAAGAGATGGAGAAGTCGGTAATGTCCAACACACTTAACGGTGACTTGAAGGACAGCATTGGTGGATTTAACTTAGGTAGACCTACTGGTTACATCGAAGACTTCAACGCACTCGATGATGCAACCAAGCAAGTGATACGCTCAGTCAAGCGTGTCGTGGTATACTATGGTACAGTGTCATTGGATAGCCCTATGAATGATAAGGGTGAGCCAGTGGATGCTGCAGCAAGCGTACCATTTGTCATGGACGTAAAAAACCGTGACAGCTTGAAGAGTATCAATGGTGTAATGAATAACTTCAAGAAGAAGAACATGTTACCCATAATGTCTACCATTAATCTAGAAGGTGTGGAAGATAGCATA